TTTCTTACTGTTCCATTTGTTCTATAACCATATTGAGTAGCATATTGTCCTAATTCTTCTGTAGCACTTGTTGTAAATCTATCTGTAAGACCAAATAACATATCAGAACCACCACTAACCCATTTAAATTCTGCATAATATTTTCCTGTTGCCATACCAAAAGTTGAATTATTCCAAGTATATTTATTTGAACCACCTGTTACAATTTTATTATTACCATTAGAATAAGTTCCACCCTCATAAAAATTATGTAGGTTATTAAAAGTTGCGAATACGTTTGAGGGATTATCTTTATCATTTGTAAGTGTACCGCCATTAGAACTAAAATTATTAGAATTAGGAGATTGGTCTGTTAATGAATTGCCATCTTTTAAAATAAAAAAACCATTAGTTCCATAAGAAACACTAGGGGCAGTTTTTATTTTCCAAACTCCATTAGAATCTGTTTCACCAAAATCTGAAGCAGCATATTGGTAACCATCGCAAAAATGTATATGACTCATATAACCATCAAAATAATAATTAGCATTAGTTCCATGACTTCCTATACAATGTTTAGCTGCTCTATTAATACCCATCTCATAATTTTGAGTAGGAAAATTAGTTTCTTGTGAATATAATTGTAAAACTCCATTTACATATAATTTTATTCTATTTGTTGCAGTTGCTTGTGTTGTGTCTAAAGCTAAAACTATATGGTACCATCCGCTGGTATCCCTTAAAAGAGGTATTGTTCTAAAAGCATCATTACCATAAGTATGTAATCCAATACTATCAGTAGGACCCCCAGTTCCACCACCACCATCTATTTGAAAAATAAAATTATCACTTGCACTACTTCCTTCACAGTTCCATAAAGTTTGTCCATTAGATGCACTTGTTAAACTACTTCTTTTAATCCAAGCACTCCATGTCCATTTTTGTCTATTACCTGCTGAACTATATGTTTTTGATATTGATGTACTAGCCATTAGTTAAATCCTCCTGAACCCGTAGCTCCAAATGAGTAAGTTATTGAAAAAGCTCTTGCAGCTGTTTGACCTTGCGCATCTGTTGCTGTTACTGTAAAATTGTCCGTAGCTGCACTAGTATGTGCAGTTTGTGTTCCTGTTATTGTAGCAGATCCTACACCAGTATTAAAGGTTAATCCTGCTGTAACAGATCCAGTTGTAACTGCAAAAGATACAGCATTTGTTGCTGTTAAAGTTATTGTTGAAAGTGCTGCTGTTCCTGAAAATGTTCCTAAAGTTCCTGCAGCTGTAACCCAAGCAGGCAAATCAGAAACTGTTAAAGAAGCTGATGATGTTCTAACTGCTAATCCATTTGGATTTTCTACTCTAACATAATAAGTTCCATCAGTTGGTAATGTAAAATTAGCTGTAATAGATGTTGCTGAAGTAAATGTAATTGAGTTAGCTGGTGTAATTGCTCCTGTAGTACTAATTGCTTCAACATGAGGAATAGAAGTAAAATTAGTTCCTGCAATCACTACATTAGTTGCATCGTTAGTTATAACAGAAGGAGTTAATGATGAAATTGTTGGATAAACAATTGGTAAATTTGTTAAATTAGCTGCTGATACAGCTGGTAAAGTTGCTGGAAAACGAGCGGAGGGTAAAGTTCCTGACCCAAGATTAGAAGCATTTAATGCTGTTAGGTTTGCTCCCGAAGTTGCACCTAAAGTTCCTGCTACATTTAAAGTTGCACCTGATGGAACTGTAATTGTATCACCAGATTCACCAACTTCAGTAGTTGTACCAGTTTGTGGTCTTATTTTATTTACTTCTAATATACTCATTAAATTACTACCAAATTTCCAGTTACTGTAACTGTGCCTGAAACTGTTACCGGTCCAGCCAACACTCCTGAATCCATTGTTTGAACATCAGAAATTGTTGAAGCGTGAGTTGTTACATAAGTTGTAGCTGTCATACTTGCAGACGGAGCTCGTTTTGCAGGGTAAGTACAAAATACAGTTTTAGTTCCCGCTGTAAAATTCACTTTGTTGTCTGAGTTTGAAGAGGAGATAACGGTATCTCTAGAAAGTGTATCAGTAGCTGCATCAGTTACTGTTCCAATACCGACTTCAAATTCAGATGTTCCGTCATGTGAAATACAATAAAACGTATTATTTGTAGTTCCAATACCAGCAACAAAAGTTTCAAAACCTGTTTCAGCAGAAGCTGATAAGTTTATCGTTCCTGTACCAGTAGATGTACTAGTCTGTTTAACTCTGTCATTTAATACAAAAGCCATTTATTAAATTCCTTTACTATTATGCGTCGCCTAGTCTAATAATAGCATTTGATGCATCAGCAGTAGGAAACTGAATAATAAAGTCTCCGTTTGTTGCTGTTTTATTGCCACCAAAATCTAATACTAAAACTAATTCGTTTCCGCCTCCAGTTGATTTATATATTGCAGCTCCTGCAGCAGTTAACGTAACAGAAGGAAAAGTTAAATCTTGAAAATCAACGTATGCAGTTGTTGTTCCTGCAACTCCGTTGTTCGTTAAATTATTTCCACCTGCTGTGTAAGATGTTCCTGAAGAACTAACTTCACTACCTGTTTGATACACAGTTGACGTTGCACTGTAGCCTGAAATGCTTGTATATAAAGCACACTTAAACGTGTTGCCTCCATTACCAGATGTATCAAAATTATAAACTCCTTTTAATAAACCTGTTTTAAACGCATTAGGTACTATATTTGCCATTTTTTATCTCCTTATTATGGTGATGGTGATTTTAAAGGAGTTCGAATAACACCATCTTGATATTCGTCTCTGCGTCTACGACCTTGTTGTTCAATCGCGTACGTTTGTAAAGCCCTTTGATATGACTGTTCATAGTATTGTAACATATCTTTAGGACCTTTCAAGTATCCATATGCTTCTACCAGAGTAGCATACAAAAGTAAATCTTGATATTTATTGCTTAAATAAGTTGTTGTAGAATTAGATGCACTAATTGAAGAAGGTTGTTTTACATACGCCATTGTAATTGCATATTGAGCATTTGGAGTAGGTGCCACAACCCAAAAATTAGCGTCCCAGTTAGCATAATATCTTGGAATTCCAGATTGGACTGAAGGTCTATCGTAGTATTCAGCCATGTAAGATGTGTCTTTTTTTTCTAAAAAAACTTGAACATTTGGTGTTACCGTTGTGTCCAATAATTGAATATATCTTATAATTCTTAAATCAGATGGAATAGTTACATATCTATTTCCAACAGCTAAATTAGATGTAGCATAAAATCTATTATCATCAGAATCCGCATCTCTATAAATTCTATTTTCAGCATTTTTTGTCATAGTAGTTAATATTGCATCAGTTAAAACTGTGCTATCAACTTCAGTATAATCTCTAACATCGTCTTTTAAATTTTGAAAAGTATAAGCCATTATCTAATTCCTCTTAACATGGGACTAACATATGCGTTTTCCCCACCTCCTGTTATAGTGCCTACTGCATTATAAGGCAAGGTTACAGTAAAGCCAGTGTTAACTGTTTTTGTTGCTGGCATTGCTCCAGTGTTTTCTGTTCTTGTTGTTATAGTTTGAATTTTTAAACTTGGAAAAACATTTACACCTAAAGTATGTGCTGTAGCTGTAGTACTAGCTCCTGTTACACCTCTAAAAAGAGCATTAGTTCCTCTTGTTAAACCAGTTAAATTTTGTCCTCCAGATTTAGCTGAATATTCAATAACTTCTCTTTGAACAACAGGAACATAATCTGCATCTCCTGCTGCGGGTGTAGTTGAACTTTGTATAAAAAAGAAACCTGTATTTGCACAAAGATTATTGCCATCAAAAGTTACAGTTGTAGCTGTAGCAGATAAGTTAGATGCTAAAATATGAAATAAAGGAAATATATTTGTGCTTAAATTAAAAGATTCTATAGTATTATTACTAGCTCCATTAAAAAATAAAACTTCATCTCCAACTTTTAAGTTATGATTTAAAAAACTAACTGTTAATGTTGGACTACCGTTTGTAATTGAAAAAGGATCTTTTGGTAAAGCCATTGCAACAGGTGGTTCTTTTCTTGCTGGTCTAACATTTCTTAATGCAATACCATCACCTGTAATTGGTTTTGGTTCTAACTGTGGTTGTTTAGGTTCAAATTCTGAAGTATGTACTAATGCACCATTCCATTCTTTAACCATTTCTTTGTAAGGAAATTGCATTCCAGATCTGTCTGATATTGCAATTGCTCTTTTTCCTGATGCGTACTTTGACATTATGTTCCTGGATAATAAGTTTTAGGAGTTATATATGTGCTTGAAGCCGAACCATCTTCTGCAAGTGCTCTAGCTAATTCATCTTCATATAATAACTTCATTTGTTGAGTTAATTGTGGTGCGTGTTTTTGAGATAAGTAATAAGTTAATCCTGAAACCATACAAGGTACAAATCTAAATGGTACATCTGTTGCATTTGTATAGTCACCTACATCATCTATTCTTTTAATATAATATACATGAACCATTTTAGATGCATTAGATGAATCTGGTGTAGGATAAACATGCATTACAGTTCTATCTATAAATCTTTCTACCCAATATTGATTAGGAGTTCCTTTAGAAGTTTTGTTAGAAAAACCTGCATAAACAGATCTATCTACTTTTGTCATTGGAGTATCTGATTGATCAGTCGTATTAATACTTGATCTTAATTGAGCTTCCAACATATCACTAACGCTAAAAACATTTTCTGCAGCGTCAGTATTAGTTTTTGTAGTTGCTTGATCACCAGCAGCTGTAGCTTCTGCTGAAGATCTATATAATTTATACGTAGATTGTCCTTCTACTAAATCAATATTAGTATCTTTTATTTCCCAATAATGGATTCCTCTATTTCCCCATTCTTGAAATAAAATATTTAATGATCTTCTTGAAGATTTTAATTGATAACCAGTTACGTTTTGAATACCTAAACGTTCAAAAGCTTCTTCTACTATTTCATCAATAGTAAAATTTTGTCCGAATGTAGTAGTTCCGGAAGTAGTGTTAGCCACAGTTTACCTCCTTAACCAGTGTAACCGATAGATACCGATGTAGTATTTGTTAAATCTAAATATACTCCAGTTTTACAACGAATACCTTCGCCAGGAACATAAATGTCTAAACCTTCTGTACCAAAGTTTCCTTCGAATACTAAAGTTCCAGTTGCATCTGTTCCGTCGTAAAGTTTAATATTGCTGTTAGCAACACCTTCACCTTGAATATAAGTTATTCTAGCTGGTCCAATAAAATTACTAGACGCATCAGTAGTTCTACCAAATCTACCGTCACTTGTACGATTAGAAAATTGTTGATCTGACATAATCTTTGTTTACTCCTAATTTAATTTAGGAGCACCCGAAGGTGCTCCTTTAATTTAATTATTACGCTTCTTTAGCCCAAACACCTTGTGCTTCAATTACAGTCCAATGTGCTGTAGAATTTAAAGATGCAATTTTAACAAAGTCTCCAACTTTTGAAGTTGCTTTTGTATTAATACAATCTTTGTTATCAGTTAAAGAGCCAGCATATAATATACCGTCATTTGCATTAGGACTTATAGTCAATGCATTTGTTCCATCAGCAGCTGTGTTTACGAAAGTAAACGTTCTGCCAATTGAGATCGCAGGTAAAGTAAAAACAGTTCCATCAGTTTTTGATGTAAAAGTTTTTCCTGAATCACCAGCTACTACGGAATAGTTAGCTTCTTTTGCTTCGATGTTAAATCCAGTTAGACCGGCTTCGTTTTTCTTACCGACTAATACTGGTCCTCTAAATAGAGTTGTTGCCATGATTAATCCTCCTAGTTAATTGCGAACGTAGTCTCTAGGCCGTCGACTATACTCGTCCACGTTCATTAATTAATTGTATAGTGCTAAAACTATATACTACTTTTGAGTAGAGCGCAAGAGAGCCTGTGATGTGGATTGGATTTTTCCAACGATGTAGCTTTTGATTAAGTAGCTACAGAAACTTCGGGGGCAGCGTCGTCTATCTTATTCTGCAGATGAGCTTTTTTAGCTTCTGCCATTTTTATATGGCTAAGAACTTCTCTGACTTTTCTGTCAATTCTAACCATATTGAGAGTATATCTACCCTCATTAAGATGCTCCTGCTCCCATTCT